AATGAAAACTATAATCATTTGACAAATACCGACACTATTATGCGTGTAGGTAAAGATAGCACATTAAACAAATGGCTTGAAGAAGGGGGTTTAAAAGGAATGGCAAAAGATAAAACCTTTAGAGTAGACATGTCAAAAGCTTTAGGTTATGGCTTGAGGATTGAATCATGAACAAATGTGAATGGATAGAAACTAAAGCACGTTGTAATTGTTGTGATAAGTGGAGGGAATATTTAAACAAGCAATTAGAGATACTTGAAACTATGTGGGAGAAGAAACATGACTTGTAGTTGTATGCGAGGAACAGGATCTAAATATGTTGTTCGTTGTTACAGGTGCGGACGACGTGGAGCCTGAGATTGGGATGTGTAGGGTTAGGGGGTTAGGAAAGGCAGTTTGGTGCGTTAAAATGCGTTTAAAGTGCGTAAAACCGTGTTATTTGCGCAAACCCATGCCTTCGCTTAGCGTTGGCTTGGGTTTCTCCCCCTTTTGCGTGGCTTCTGCGATCATTGGCAAAAGTTTGGATCCTAAAGCTTGAACATACCAACTTTCGTTTTGCAGAGCAGAAGCCACACTATGCATAAGATTCAACTGGCCTCCCTCCTCCGTCTTTTTCATTTCTTTAGCAACATTTCCCATTGCTCCAGACCAAAACTTTTGAAGATTCTCTCTCGCTTGAGGGAGCATAAACTCCTCGAAATCTACTAATGTTTGCTCTCTTATTCTCCTTACTACTACTTCTAATGCTAATAGGAGGGTTTCATCTGATTCACTCCCTCTTAACCAATCCTCGATTCTTTTTTGCGTTTTTAAGGGTATCCAGAATGTATAAATCAAAAAGTAAAGACCAAAGCTTAAGATCCAAATGATTGCAAATACTTGATCTGTCATTAGAAATATTTCCTTTCGATTGCTTCTTTTGTAATTTCTGTAAGTCCATATCCCTTCCGTTGCATACAAGCTAATATCCAAATTGGGCCTGTAACTGAATTAAAAGCCCAACCTAAAGTTGATTTAGCTGAGTTATAGCAATTTAATAGATCTGCATTAATTTTTGCATCTGCTGGAGTATCTCCTAATACAGTTTCTTTAACTTCTTCTTTTATTTCTTCTTTTACTTCTTCTACTATTTCTTTAGCGTTTGGAACGTCTATGTCTTTAATAAATTCGATAACATCACCTAAAACGTCTAAGGCTTCATCTACTGAATGATACAAAGAAGCTAATACGACAGGCTTTGGTAAATTAAGATCTATTGTAGGTATTGGCTCCGCTATTGCTATTAGTTTAGATACTGCATCAGCTCTTTTATCAAGTTTAGATGCTCCTAACCAAAGACCAAAGATTAAAAGAGGTTGCAATAAAGGAATAACAGTTAAGACGATCCTATTCCAGTCTATGTTTTTTTGTAACTTTTCAAAGTCATCATCCTTTTTGGTCATAGTCTAAAACCTGTTAAGACACATGAAACAGCTCCATTGTTTGCATTTTGGGTTGCCATGATCCTAACCCTTGCATTAGGTGGAATTATAAATTCAATTGTCTTAGGTTGAAAACCCATATTGAAATCTGTTAATACTGTCTTCTCAATAAACAAACCAGTCCCGTCTACTTCTACCGTATAGCTTAGAACTTCTCCAGCTCCTTGACTACTCCAGTCTAACCCTAAATTCATACGAGTTAGATAGAAGTATGACGGATTATTATAATCGAGAAGGACTACGGCTGAGGACGTAAGACTCTGACTACCAGACCAGCCGTATATGTTCCCCTCTTTAACTCTTAAAATGCTCTTAGATGGGCCTATTGCTACCATTAGATCATTCCCATCGCTTTCTCTCCAAAGAGCAAGTAAAGGACGACGATCCTAAGTAACCATTGCTCTGTCGTTTTGCCTGTTGTTTGTGTTATGCTTTCGTTTGCATTTATTACTATTGATTTATCCATAAACTACACCTGTTATACTTGCGGTCATATCCCTACTGCTTGTATTATCTATATTTGCACACGTTACCGTAACTAAAGTATTAGGGGGTATAACAACGTCAATAGGACTATATGGAGTATATTTTGCTCTATCATCTACTGTTACCTTGTAAACCGCTACATTATTATAAAATAAAGTAAACTCCATATTGTCAGCACTTTCATGATCATAACCCATTACGAACTTAGCCTTAAGACAGTTTTTATCTGTCATAAATTCTAACATCGTGGTAGCCACATCATTACAAGCCACTATTCCACTATAAGCATAGGCTGTCCCGTGAGAGTATGTAATACCCTTGTTAGCGCCTTTGAAACTGCCTATTGTTTTTTTGTTCATTCAAAATACAGTGTAACTGCACCAGATGAAGCGGTTGCACTTCCTCCAGAGGCATACTGTATTGCGATTTGTAGATCTATGTTATTTACACCAGCAACAGAAAAGTTTACATCAGCAGATCCAGAAGTGTTTACTACACCACTGTCTGCGGTTGCATCTCCATCTACTCCCATTAGAGTAAAGTTCTGTTCTGACATGTTAGATCCAGAGAGTCTGCATACGACTTCCCAACCTTTTGGGTTGAAACATGCAAAGGTATAATCCACTCTGGAAATCCTCGATGCGCCCTCAGGCACTTGAATATTTCCCAAAGATGAAGATCCCATGTTGTCCGTCAAACTAAAGTATTGTTGGTCTGTCGGTGTGCTATCAAATGTTCGCGTGATCGTTGTTACTGACATTGTTTTCTCCTTATATTCTGAAGTAAAGTTTACTTCCTCCCAATTTTAAATTTGGAAATTGTCTTCGTGCAAAAGCTCCAGCCATTGCTACTAATGAAGCTCCGACAAGTGTTTTACGACCTACGTCACTTCCTATTAAATCAACTGCATTACCGGATAAGGTGCTAAAAGCAGTTGCAAGTTGACCATCACTTACATCCTTAATGACTCCTTCAACTATATTGGTTTTACCAAATGCTCCAGTTGTAGTTTTGCCTTGATTCAGGTATGATGCTATTGCTAATCCTGATGCCATACCTGTAACACTTGGATGTGGAATTCCTTTTTTCATTCTGCTATTACCCCGTTTCACTTTTGTGTATGCTCTACGGGATGTCTTTCGTATCATTCCTTTACGTGTTGATCTTCGTTTGGTAGACTTCGACCTTTCGTAGGAAGCTTTAGAGATCAACTTGCCATCGCGAAAATGCATCCAGCCACGTTTAGTTTTTTTACGATAGACACCCTTAGGCATACATTAGTATACCCAAATCCATTATATAACCTTTTTCCATTTCCAAATCACATATATACCCCCATCACCTACTAAGGCATATGGTAGATGAAGACTTGTTATCAGGATACCGGAAGGTGTCGAGCTTTGCACTATGGGACGGTGAACATGCTGTCCTACGCTTTACTGGAAAAGTAGATCCAGACTTTGTTAAGACTGATTCTAAAGGTAATGAACAGCACTACGTTGGAGTGCATGTTCATCTGTTAGAACACTCTAATGAAAACTATAATCATTTGACAAATACCGACACTATTATGCGTGTAGGTAAAGATAGCACATTAAACAAATGGCTTGAAGAAGGGGGTTTAAAAGGAATGGCAAAAGATAAAACCTT